TACTCCTTACGGATAGTCTCTACATCTTCCTTATAAAAGGCTTGACACGGTATTGGCATATCTTTCGACTTAGCTTTCACCGTTAGCACAACCAATGTTGCACACCTGTTGACTAAACAGTTCACAAAGTAATTCTCTAATATATCACTATATTAGACGGCTGCTTTCCAACCTGTACGTGGTGTAAAAATGTCATAACCTAACTTTTTCAGTAAAATTGATTGTTTACGAGATACATTGAGTAATTGTTCGTTTCTTAACTTTTCAACATCAATCTGATATTCAATTAATTTTGTTTCATTCTTATGTATAATATCCTGATTGTTTTCAGGATACTTCATGATGGTATTTTTATCGTAAAGTTCATTGTAAGGAATACTTTCCTGTTTTACATAATCCCAAATATCTTCTTCCTTCATCCACATAATCGGTCTACAAGTAAATGCTTTCCATTCTGTAGAAGAATAAAAATACTCACCATCACGTAGCCCTGCACGTAAACGTTGTGTAGATTCATCTGATCTAAGTCCATTAATAACCAAATCCCAATTATTTTCTTTAATTGAACGTTTCATTGGCTCGTGTTTCAATGTTCCACAGCATTTTTCGCTTAGTGGTTGACCATTTCTTCTGTCACCTTTTCGAGTAAAGAAATAGGATGAATCTACTCCACCATGCTTTTCAATAACTTTTTTGAGTGGAATCTTAGGTTTGCTGATAAGTAAGTTCAAATTCCAATCTTTACGTAATTGATTAGCGTAAATACGCACCTCTGGAAACTCATTCAATGTATCGTTCCAAATCACTTGAATATCACTTGGATCACGACCTAGTTCGACTAATGCTTTTCTAGTTATGTATAAGGTTACAATAGAATCAATTCCAAATGAGCAGCTAACAACTGGATTTGTAGACCGTTTAAGTGCTTCTTTAACTAATTCAATTCCCCATCTTTCTTTATCAGCTAAAGATGTCTTATACCATTTCCGATAATGACCATATCTGACTGAACGAATTGCCCTTGTATGTTCTTTTGAAACTTGATCCATATATAGAGCAACAATATTTAATCCGTTCATTTCTTCATATGCTAGTTTGTCATATTGTTCATGTTCTTGTTGATAGTATTTTGATAGTTTCTTGGATTCTTCAATTATATTCGCATCGGGTACTTCTTTTTCACGTTCTCTTTTTACAATTAAGTCATGACGTTTTTTCTCTTCAAAATGAGCAGTGGCAACTTTATCATATTCCAACATTAATTCATAACTCATTTCCTCACCCTTTGTTTGATTATTTTTACTAAGCGTTTTTCAAAATCTTGATTGCTTTTTTTAATTGTTCTGCAAATTCACCATCTTCTTCTCCATCTAATTCACAGGAATAAAGCAATTGTTTTAATTCATCAATAACTAAATGCATTTTTCATTCCTCCTTTTAAAACCTGAATTTTATATTTCAATCATCCAATCTCGGAATTCCATTTGTCGTTCATATCTTGCTTCAGCAACCTCTTTATCAGGAAGATACATAAAATGTTTATTCTGGATGACTTGTCTCGTCTTGTGCAGGGTAATTAAGTTTAATTTAATTTCCACTAGATCATCAAGTGTTTTAGCACCTAATTCTTTCGCACATTGTATGTATAACTTATTGTCGCTGTTTCGTGTTTCTGGATATTGTTCCAACACTCGCATCACTAACTTTTTTACGCTGTTTAGTTCTGAGTTTGTGTTCATATAACACCTACTTTCCAACAATATAGTGCTTTTATTCTTCATCATCGTAAATATTAACTAATGGTTTGTCAGGATACTGTTCTTTGATTAAACTATTTATGTAATCATAGTCGTAATAACCAGCCAATTTTACCAGTTCTTCATAAGTCTTAAATCTTAAAGTGTCCCAAGAGCCTGTTTGTTTGTAATGCTCAAATACTTTTTGCTTCTCCTCTTCATTAATAATCACACCGTAACCATCTTCCATGAATCCGTCAGGTGGATATTTAAATGTTTTAACGACACTATCTAAGCAATCATCACACAAATCAAAATCCCAATGATCCATGTCAAATCTTGAACCATACCCAAATCCTAGACTAAAATTATGTATATCATTTGCAAACAAATCTTCGTCAGAATCGAACCAATTGCCATTTTCCTTTAGTTCCCTGGATTCGCCACATTTATTACACGTGACAATCTTGGAAGTTATTACCTTTTCAACTTTCTTAACTTCTTTTTCTTCAAAATTTTCTCTTCTCACTTACATTCCTCCTTTAAAAGAGTTGTTTTATTAGAAAAAGATTGTGAATTTCATTTTACAAACCTTGATATAACAACATTCCTAAAATTTTATTTTCACAATCTTTTTAGTTATATCAGTTTATTTACTTATCCCACAAATAATCGAACCACTCACAACATTCATTTAATTCTTCTTCACTAAGATGAACAAATCTTGATATTTCACTTGGTTCTCCGAATAGTTCAGCACTTTCAATACAGAATTTAATTTTCTCATCTCTGGTCATTTTGTGTCGCCACCTTGTATACTATATTCAGTTTCAATAATTTCCTTAATCCGTTCCATAGCTTCATAAGGATTATTACTTTGTTCTATCGCATCAATAATCGTATCCCTGACGCCATCATGTTCAATAACTTCTTCCCCATAGTTTTCACTAATCCAATTTTCAAAAATGCTTTGAGTATGTCTTGCTTTTTGATGGTAATTAGCTGATTTAATGAACGCTTCTTGTATATATTTCGGGAATCTAACTTTTGTCACTTAAATCACCCTCTTTAATATTAATTATACATATTATACCAAACGTCCTTGTAGTTTGTCAGTATTAAGTTTTTTATTATTAATTTATAATAAAGCAGACTTTAAACATCTGCCTTATCATTTTCTTTAATGTATTGAATACCTTTGACTCTTCCACCAATAGATTCTAAGAAATCAACTAATTTGTTAACATTTCCCTTTAATTCATTGACATCTAATTGACCAATATCTTCACCATCTTCTAGGAAACAATACAACTCATCAAACTTTGTAGTTAATGCATCTAATACTTCTTCATTTGACTTTGGTTCTATGCTCATCCCCATCTGAATACCAAATAATACACCATCATCTATTGCTATTTGCAATAAACCGTCCGTATCATCCCATGTATATGCATCCCAAAACTCATTTAATGACCTAAATCTCCCATTGTCCACTATTTGTGTTTTTAACCATTCTTCTGGTACTGTTACATAAGCACATTCTAATTTATCAAGATAGCAGTTTTCATCCCTATCTGTCCCAATCACATTATCTACATACGCTCCGAAAGTAACTAGTTTCTCGTTTTCCATACCATGAACCACCTTTCTTATATTATAAATATAGCATCATACATTCTTAATTGAAACAGCAAATTAAGAAATTAACCTTTCTTCAGCTACACTATGATATTCTTTATTAATCTCAAAACCTATGTATCTTCTATTCATTTCTTTACATACAACTGCGGTTGTTCCTACTCCCATAAAAGGATCAAGTATTATGTCATTTTCTTGTGTAAAATTATGTAGTATGTATTCACATGCCTCAGGGTTCATTACGGCTCTATGTATTTGTTTATAAGGGTTATTCGAATATACATTTGTTGTAAATAAATTCTTCGTATATGTTTGATTACTTTTGATTGAAGTGTGTACATCAGATAGGATTAAAACAAATTCGTAAGCATTTGTTACATTATGTCCTGACGCTGGCATAGGATTACTTTTATTCCAAATGAAGATGTCAATTAATTTATCTGCATACTCACCAATCAACGAGAATACATCTGTTTTGTTGTAGTAATTTTTTTGTATATTTAAGAATACATAATCCTTTGATACACGTAAACTTTCATCAATAACTTCCTTGATGAACTGTTTATATTCCACTAAGTCATCATTGTAGAAGTTGTATTTATCGTTCCTTTTTCTGTTGTATGGTGGACTTGTGAATACATTATTTACTGAATCATCTTCCAATTGTTTAAAACCAGAAAGGCAATTTATGTTGTATATTTTATTTAACTTAAGCAAAGTAAGACTCCTCCTTTTTAATTATTTTGTTAATTTTTCAATTGTTCTTTCAGTCTTTTAATTTCTCGATATTTATAGAAATTAGAAATATTCACCCAAATTAACATTGTAAATACTATTACCATAAATACTCCTACCCTACTTGGTTCATGATATAACGTTGTTATTGTAGGTATTAGAAAAGACAATGCATACAAATTTAGAACACCAGTAATTATTAACCGAACAGTATTTATTATTTTCATTATAAATTTCCCCTTATTAATTTATTTTCTAACGAAACAATTATTTTTTCTGCAATTGTATCTTAACCGCATTCTCAAAGTCCTCTAACGCTTCTTTATTCATATATTTTTGTAGAATCCAAATTGGATATGTAATGTTATGAATGCCTGTATATTTCCCTCTATGATGTTTTTCGCATAAAGCCATCATTTGATAACGTTGATCTACATCTGTGAAATTAGGATGGTCTTGTTTTACCTTCTCCCAATCCACTTCTGAAGCTGCTGAATATTCAATAATACTATGATGAATCTCAATATTTCCTTCACACCAACCATTGTTAATGAAACAAGGAATATTTTCTTTATGCATTTGTTCTTTAACTTGCTTAAATAAATTTGATTCAGTTCTTTCTGGATGGGCTTCATAATGTGCTAATTCATCTAATTGCTTTATTTCATCGTGTTCTGATACAGATTTCATCGTTAATCTCTCCTTTTATTTGTTTATTTATTTTTAATATGTTCAACCATTCGCATACCCAATAAAGAATAGCCAACGTCATCTTTAAATGGATTCTCTCCCATTAAATCACCGTCAGGATTTGAAAAACGTCTATTTAATTTGTCTATTTTGCGAACATCTAGTAGCATAATCTCCAATAAACTTTCAGGAATTGTATATGTATGATTTTCTTCATTATGATAATCTTTAAGCAATACTTTCATAATCTCATATGCCTTGGAAACACTGTCTCCATATGCTTTTTGTTTTTCATCTACAAGTTTACCAACCTCTAAACCTAGTTCTGCAAAATAACCTAGTTTTTCTTGCTCCGACTCTTTCAAAATATCAAATTCCTTCACTAATTCTCTTAAAGTATGAAAACCTATTACCATATGAACTTTATTTTTAGTTTCTACTTCTGCCTGATGGTGTAAATAATCAGTTTTAACAATTGTTACAACTTCACCAGTTGGATTATAAAACACTTCATTTCCTTTGAATATGTATTTACTTAATTCTATTTCTAAGTCAGTAAGTTTGTTTAATTCAGATTCCTTGACTGGATTAATATCTCCATTATCCAGTTCAACCGTATAATCGTAGTTAGTGGAATTTGCATGAATGCAGTAAATTGTAACCAATTCTCCAACACGATTAGGTAATCCATATTTGACATTTTCATTAAGTATTACTAATTCATTATCTTTAAATTTTTTCATTAAACATTTTCCTCCTCGACCACTTTAACTAATAATTTTTGTCTTCCAAAATCTAACGCTTCATTTACAGTGTCCATATATAAATCTATATGTCCTGATTTGATGGCTGATCCTCTGTCCTCACAGGTTCTTATTCCAACTCCTTGAATATCAACCTTTGTTCCAAATTCCATTGAAGGAGGGCAAGAAATCGTTCTACCCTCTTTAACTTTAGTACCACTTGCTGTAATTCCATATCCTTTGTCACCTTTACGTTTTTGAGTTGATTCATATCCAGCCGAATAAGCTGTAACCTCAAAAACTTTCTTCGCCTCCTTCCTTTTATCTAATTCCTTTTTTATTTGATTATTTTCCTTTTTAACCTTATCCAATTCACTGTTTAAAAGGTCTATTTTATCTTTGAGTTGTATAAGATCAATATCCTTTCGTTCTGTCAATTCGTGCAATTTATTGTTCTCTTGTGTCAATTGATACTTTGAAAATACCAGTTTATGAATATTGTTTTCTAATTCGTTTGTATCTACTATGTACCTCGTACCAATTGTGACATTCACTAACAGACTAGTGATCAATCCAAAGTTGATAATATCTCTTTTATTAATCATAAGCGTCACTTCCTCGTCAGGGGAAGTCCAAACACCTACCTTTCTATGTATCTAATACTATTTTATATTAGTTTATTTTTGTTTGCAAGTATTATTTAGGAAAATTTTTGAATTAAATTTCCGTTCTTTCTGTCTGTAAAACCAAGTTACCTTCCTGATCAATTTCCTTAATTAAAGCTACAGTATGTTGATAAATGGAATTTTTATATTTCCTTGGTGCAAATTTATTTCCCCTTCTAAATCCAGTAATCAACAATTTATTTCCTCTTGTGAACCATGAAGGTTCAATGATTTCTTTCTTATCCTTGCTAACTGGTTTAGATATTTGCTTGCTGTAGTGTGAAAACGCACCAGCATAAAACTTAACAGTGACTACACCATTTGTTGTTAGAATAGTTACTTGGTGCTTATTTTTGTCTTTATCTAACACTGTTCCAGCAATACGATTAAGTTTAAACTCTTGTCTAGGAATACCCCTTGATACATATTCATTCACTACAATAGGTTGTTCGGGTAAATCATTAAAATTGTCTAAGTTGTATTTTTCATTATCAACTGCTGCTAATTCATGATCATGATAATAAAAGGATAAGGAATCCATTTCCCACTTACTGATTGATTCATTTTCATATTCAGCAAATGCTTGTTCAAGTAAAGCATCATTTACATATTGTAATGTTTCATCTTTGCTCAACCATTCCTTTAAATCCTCCATTTTCTTATCGTATTCCTTCTTGAATTTCTTTTCAGAAATGATAATATTGCCATCATCAATTTCAACAATGCTATCTTCTGTAAAATGCTGTTCAAAAAATGGAGTTGCAACATTGTCTAATTTAAACAATTTGTCTTTTGGTTTTGCAATTGTTTTATAAACAAACTGAGAAATGTAGTTCTTATAGTTATAGAATCTAACATTTAAAGCAAATTCCTCTGGAATAAGATTATTTTCAACTAGCATTTTCATATTTTGAAAATTTAATTGTTTCTTAGGTTCATATGTGTGTTTAATAAATTGTTTCATTACTAATTTTCTTTCGCCAAATGAATCAAAACAGCCACCTTTTATTAATTGAATCATTTGTCCGTTTTTAATAATTTTGGTATCAAACATTCTTTTCAGAAAGTCATTAAATGATTTATATGGTCTATGCTCAATGATAGTATGAACTACTTCATCCCCAATACCATTCATTCCTTTAAGACCAAACGTAATTGCATCATTTTCAATATCAGGAGAGAAACCGAACTTAGCCTTATTTATATCTGGTAAAGCAATTTTGACTCCTCTTTGACGAATGTTGCCTATTGCAGATGCAACTTTACCATAGTTAGTGGCATATTGTTTCTTTGGTTTACCATCTTCATTATCATCATCTTCATCTTCTTGTGAATCAATCCCTCCACTATTAACAGTTAAACAAGCTGTATTCCAATAAAGAGGATTGTAACGATAAATTAAGTTTAATTCCTGAAGTGCAATAATTGTGTAAGCTAGTGTGTGAAGGATTGAGAAGGAATAACCTAGTTGTCGTTTAATCTGAACATTCCATACATAATCAAGTAATTGATCACTAGCACCAATTTCTTTGCCTTTCTTAAAGAATAATTCTTGAACTTCCTTTAATACGTCTGCTTTTTTCTTTGCAATGGATTTCCTTAAATAGTTGGATTCTTTAATGTCAAAATTCGATATTTTTTCATCCATAACCATTTGCATTACTACTTCTTGCGTATCAGCAACACCGTAAATTCCCTTCAGATACTTTTCTAAGACAAGTATCTCATCTTGTGTTAGTCCAGCCTTTTTCATTTCCTCATACCACAAGGTAATATCATTCTTATATTTTACATAAGTATCTACAGGCTGTTCTTCACCATCAGACATTAAACGCATTAGGGAGTTAGTTACTGCTGCTTCAAGTAGAGATGTAGGTTTTACTTTAATAACAGACTGTAAGCCAATATCTGTTGAAAATTGGAATAAATCCATTACTTCGCCTTTACCAACCATCTCCCATAATTTAGGGTCTTCATATTCAATTACGTCAGGATGAATATATTTTTTATATGTTTCTCTTAGGCTACCTTGCCATTTAATCTCATTATGTTCTAATAATTGGTCAAGTGTAACTCTAATCTTGTCTAATCCTTCAATTGTTAGAAGATCATATTTAATATTGCCCATTGCTTCAGCATCACCCATATTAAATTGAGTGATATATGAGCCTTTAGGTGCTTTCATTAATGCGCTTGACTTGACATAATGATCATTAAATATGAATATTCCACCTGCATGACTAGAGCGTTTATTAACTAATCCTTCAATTTTTAGGGCAGTTTCTTTAAGATTAGGATACTTTTCAACCTCTCTAATAAATTCTTTGATTGCTTTCCTTTCCTTTTCTTCATTACCAAAGAAACAATCATTTA